TATGATATCTCCTCGCTTTCATTACACCCGACTCAAATGATTCTTTAGTCAAAAACCCATCATCCCTCACCTTCATACCTTTAGGAATAGGTTTACACTTCTGACTATCGTTACAATAATACTCTCCTTTACCACAAGTCTCTTCTTTTGCTACCTTTTTCTCTGGTAGTCCTTTATGTTTAGTAGATGCAAACTTTTTTGCATCTTTCATCTTTATGCTGGAAGCAACTCTGGCAACCTCAGGTGAGGTAGTTTTTTTCTCACCCGTTTTTTGAGCTTGTCTAACCATCCCGAAGAACCTTTGTTGGGATTTTGAGACTGACTTTTCATTTAGCACCTCCTCATTTGTAGCACGAGTAGTCATACCTTTACCATCGCCATCATTAACAATGGGCATGACTTCTACATTGCCAACCTTCTTGTTCTTTAGTTTTTCTTTTCTTTTCTTAGAATCAGTTTTGAATTGATTATAGGATTTCATTTTTTCTTAGACATAGCAATGATCTTGCCGACCTTCTTGCGTCTTGCAAGTAGGTACTTGTCTGACTTATCATGATCTCCATCATTATCAATGTCCTTATCTTCTTTACCAACTGCATCTAACTTTTTCTCTGTTAGTTCTACTTCTTCCTTAGCAGTCTTTGCTGCTTTTTTGAATGCATCAGGTGCAGGATATCCTTTATCGCCTTTCTTAGCAGGAGCTTCTCCTCTCTTTCTCTTTGCATGGATGTTGTCATAAAGACCCCTTTTGCCTTCCTGTATCTCATCTTCATGTGGAATTGTGTTACCATCTTTATCTTTCTGATGATGGAACTCATCTTCCTTAACACAATTAGGAACAGACTTTCCTCCTTTCATCTTAGTTCCTTTTGCTTTATATCCTTTCCAACATGTAGAAGCACCAACATTAGCACGTGCTTGCTTCATGCTTCCTTCGTCTATATTATCCCAGTTCTCAACCTTAATCTTCTCAAGAATATAGAGTTCTCCATCCATCTCCATTTCTTCTCTTTCTAAGATGTTTGGGCACTCATCAGTTGGGTGTGATCCACCACACTTACTGCAAATTTCTGTCTCTTCATTTGTAGGAGCAGATTCTTGTCCTACATATGCACCTTTCTTTGTAGGTCCTTTCTTTTTCTTTGTGACATCTTCTATCTCTGCACCGTTAGACTGTGGATCCATGCCATCGAATGGTGCTTCAGATAAATGAATATCTGGTAGGTCTGTGTTCTGGAAGCAATCGCCACCCATCCACTTTCCATATGATTCCATCAAACCTGATGAGAAATCATCATTGTTGTTGACGGTATTAATTGTCTTTTGCTTCTTCATTTACTTACAAGGAGGTTCTTCTCGTATTATTTATAGCTCTAACATTCTTAATCCATTCACGGAACATCTTTCCTTCTTCAGATATAACAATTGCATAGTTACCACCCACTCTATGGATAGTTCCTTTGGTTCCTGTCCTTGAAGACATGACACTATCACCTTCGCTCAGACCTTCGTCGTGTCTTTGCTGTTGTCTTAGTGCTTGTTCTCGTAATTTCTTAAAATTTATCATTTATAGTTTGCGGGTAAGTTCGCTGCTACTTCCATCATTAAAGTTTTACAATCAGTATCACTTAGGAACCTTGGTATACCAGATTTGAACTCTTCATAATCACCAGCAAATGCTGCTCGTCTCATTTTAGTTCCTGATATCTTAAATGTATCACCATCTGCATCCCTTGAACCAGAAGATATGATGTCTAGTGTACGAAAAGAGAAATCTTTATCGTTACCATTATATTTATGAATCCACTGCATCGCTTGTACTCTATCAGATCCTACTAACATCACTGCTTCATCAAATCCTGCCATCATTATATCTTGCAACACTGCTACTGGATCTCTAGGTCCGCTATAGATATGTCCTCTATGCATAGGAAACATTTTGTTCATATAATATAGTTTTCTATTAGGTAGAAGTGGGTTATTTCCTTTATTATCTACAGTTTGTGAGATATAAATTCTATACTCATGTGATCCTGCAATACGTTTTACTGCATCAAAGTTCTCTTTATGACCTATGGTAGGTGGTTGAAACCTACCAAAAGTAAAATAACATTTATTGCACTTTAACGCCATTTTTTTGCTAGTGTAAAGTTAAGGAAGGCAAATTCAAGACGATTAACAAACTTAATCATGTCCCCATCCTTATGTAGAACATAACCCTCAGGTCCTGTAACCTTATATCCATTGTCTGTGAGTGCAAATGTCTTAAATGTCTCTAGATGATCTAGTTTATCAATGACAAACTGCTTGATATCTTGCAGTTCTTTGTACAAATCTATCATTGCTTTGAATTTATCTTCATTGTCTCTTAGATAGTTTTGACTATGATGTATTAATTTAGATTTTTGTGCTTTGGTTGCTGGTGTCTTTAGTTTGTCAACCAGTGCTTTTGTTTTATCATAGTAAAAATTATACAAATTAGCAAATGTTTTACTTGTATCTCCAAGTGTACGTGCTGCCTTGATCTCTGAGTTAAAAAATGGTTTTACATAAGAAGCAACATGATACTTTTCATCACCTTTTGTACCTGAGAATAGGACTAATTGATCAAGAAAGTCTCCACATTTTTTACAGTTGGTTTCTATAGACTTAACCATGCTGTCAAATTTCGTTTCTTCTTGATGATTTAGACCAACCTTATGCATAGGTGTATCATTGTTGATTATTACTACATCTTTGTTGTCTGTGAATTTAGTATTAGCACCCGCCCTTGCTGACATAGTTGATAAATTATATCCGTCTTTCTCTCCTTTATAATGTGTATGAAAAACGACTCCTATTTGTGATGCTTTTATTTTTTTACCAATCTCATGGTCTGTAGGGATAGCATATGTGATTGTATTAGGTCTAAACGTGTATAGTTTTTCTCCATGTATAGTTTCTGTTTTAACAGTTGATTTGGTATACATCAAATCTCCTTGTATGACACCTTCTATACCTACATTCATAAAATATTTTAGAGACATTTTTAATTTTTCTGCCAAGTCTCCTTTGTAATCAAACTTATCTACATCTTCTTCTGAATAACATATTTTTGGTTCAGTTGTATTGAACACAGATTTAGTTCCAACAAAAAATAATCCATTTGCAGGATCTCTTCCACATACAATTGATGGTGCACCATCCCATTTTGTTTGCATGTATGCCTTACTGTCATCAGAACCAAGCATCTTACGTAATTCCTGTAAAAATCCAACAGCAGCTTGACAACCCTCAACACCATAGTTGAGCATTTCATCTTCCAAATGTTCTAAGTGTTTTAGTTTTGTTACGTTTGCCATTATGAGATCTTTATGAAAGGTCCTGATAATTCTGATTGAGATGAAGCATATCTATACAGTCTAGTAGATGCATCATTTCTCTCATTATCAGTTCCAGATAGAAAAATATCAAGAACTGTTAGTCCAAAATATTTTGAGAACTTCCATTGAGATTTGCTGATTCCACTTCTATTGTCAGAAGATGCAATTCTTTCTTTCAACTCAGTATCACTACTATATTCTAGCACATTTGAGACACTTGTGCTTTTTCTACTAAACTTTTTGAAATCTTTATTTTTTCCTGCTACAACATGTTTAGCAATTTTAGTTTTCTTTATAAGTTTATAAATTTTATCATCTAACGGACTAACACCAGAGGATTCTGCTGCTGTAACTGCTTGATCTATAGTATATTCATGGAATATTTCTTTACCAAATGCTTCTTTTAAAATACGATTAAAAATACCACCACCTACTTTACCACCTTTAGCAGAACTACCAAATTTTTCACCACCTGTAATTTCTCCCTGCCATGTTTTTCCTGCACCCGCAGTGTCTCTCATTTGTAACTCATATCCTTGACCATAAATGTAAACATCCATGGAGTTAAACAAACTATTAGCACCACCTGTGACATAATTGCTCGTGATTACTTTATCTCTGTCCATATTAACTTCTTCAAACTTAGCAGAAGTTCCTGATATTTTTTTCAGAGATACACCAATCAATTTCTTTTCTTTTATTGCATCATATAATTTTTGATTCCACCCTTGTAAATAATTTTCCTTAGGAATATTTGTTAAACTTGGATCAACCAACCAAATATCTGCTGGATTCCATTTGTTGATGTTACTAAAAGGTCTTAAACCCTCTTCATCTTTTTCTCCTAATTCTTTATTTAATTTTGCAAAATGATTAGAAATAGTTTTTACAAAATTATTATCATGATACCAATTATAATTTTTATTTCTATATTTACTATTCCATAGTGAGTTTGCAGTAAGAATAGTAGATGTCATGAAGTCAGGATTGTTAACCAGATATTGGTGTATGGATTCCATACTTTTTTTAGTATCTACCTTATCCTTTACTGAGTTAAAATCTTTTAATGTGCATTGATAATCAGAATCTATATCAGTTTCACCTAATGAAAATCTAAATGCACCTACCCATGCTGCTCCACCCTCTTGTAGGTCTTTCATAGCTGCACCTTGACCAGAACCACCACTACTACCAAAGTCTGCTGTCTTTGCTATTTGATTTAATCTTATATTTTTTTGTGATTGATTTTTTCCTACAACATAAGTGGCAGTTAATACTGCAGGACCACAATATTTTTTGTAAAAAGTTTCTCCTTGGTTTTTACTTGGTTCACTAAATTTTAATTTACCATCAATGACTTTTTTCATGTCATTTTTAAGATCATCAGAACATGATATTATTGCTTGTCCTCCTGCTATACCAGTATCAGGCATAACTTTTACGAACTTTCTTTGTTCTATGAAATCAAGTAAAGTTTGCAGACGCATCTGCTGCTTTCCTGCAACAAAATTGACCTTGATGTCAGCATATTCTGAGTATTTTACTCCTTGCATTGTCTTCTTTGCTGCTAAAATTATTTATTTTAACGATCCCCTTTCTTTCTATTCTCAGAAAAGTAAACATCAAATGTTCCTTCTGGATATCTCTTCTCTAATTTCTTGACATTAGTAGCAATAACATCATCAAATGATACTTCGAGTGCCATACATGCTTGTGCTACGTACCACATGATATCACCAAGTTCAATGATCAAATGTTCTCTGTTGTCTTCGTTCCATGGTTTACCTTGAAATACCATCTTCTTAATGATCTCAAGGAACTCTCCACCTTCAGCATTAATCCCAACACCAGCAGTGGTAAGACGTTCAATATTGGCACCTTCTCTGTCAAGTTCACCCAAGCGATCAACAAAAGATTTAAAATTCTTACTAGGAGTGCTTGTGACAGCATCCACGAAATGAGTGTACTTATCAAAGTCCACATGATTTATACGTTCCATTCTGCAAATTTAGATAATCGGTTTTGTGTTTGTGAGAATTGTTGTAAGGTTTCTCCTACCTCTTCATCCTCTATAGAAATAGCAGACGAATCATCTGCCACATCATACAACCTCATTTTCGATCTGTCAATTCCCAGAATGAATTTTCTTGAGGCAGTCGGGTCGTTGTACCTGTTCTTAAGTTGTTTGACCAAGATGCGACCTTGTTGTTCAAGTTCCTCAGTAGATATAAGGGCAAACATAAAATCAGCAGTGGCAGGGAGACCAAAAGACTCAGAAGTGTCAGTGAGATCGGGATCAGAGTTACCATACCCACTACGAGTAGTTTGAGTGGCACTGACAATAGGTACATTACTTTCCACAGCAAGACCCCGAAGCTCTTCAGCAATCGCTTTAACATAGGTATACGAGTTAACAACAGCACCTTTATATCTAACACTTGCACATATGTTTAGATAGTCAACAAAGATAAGATCAGGTGCAAAATCTTTCTTGAGTTTAAGATCACTTAAGAGTGCCTTAAAATGTCCTGCATGTGCTGATGCAGTAGGGTACTCTTTAATGATCAATTTACCTTGTGTCTTTCTAGAGATCTCATTTACTTTTGAATTAAACAAAACCTCAGGAAGTTCCATGATGTCCTTAACGCTTACGTTCAGAAGATTTGCGTCAATTCGTTCAGCAATCTTCTCCTCTGCCATTTCACATGTAATGTAGAGAACGTTGTAGCCCTGAGTGAGGGCGGAACCAGCCATGTGGCACATGAATAGAGACTTCCCGACACCCGTACCAGCAAGAGCGATGTTGAGAGTCTTGTTAGGGAGACCACCTTTCGTGATAAAGTTAAACTTTTCCAAATCAAAGGGTATTTTCTCTTCTTTCCTGTGGTAGAATTCATATCTATCTGATGATTGTTCAATGTAGTCATGTCCGATATGTTCATCAAAAGAAACTGCCAAAGCATCCTGTAAGATACTAGGTATAGCACCCTTTGTGAACTTTTTATCTCCGCCATCAGCAATCTTGATAGACTGCATGAGTGCTAAGTATATAGCACGATCTTGACACCATTTCTCTGTGGCATCTAACAACCAGTCATAATCTACCCACTCATCAGAAAGAGAATTTATTCCCTGTACTGAATTTTTGAATGTCTCTTCTGTAAGGTCTCCTCTATTCTGGAGATTAATTGTGAGAACTTCTTTAGTAGGTACTTTATCGTACTTCGCAGCGAAGTCAGCAATCTCTTCAAATACAATTTTTTCATGGTACTCTTGGAAATAATCTGCTTTTATAAATGGAACTACCTTACGATAATATTGCTCATTGTAAATTAAGTTGCGAAGTATTGTTTCTTCTATACGTTCTGTCATTCTAGTTTTAACCTCGCAAATGATTTCTCACTTAGTCTCTTCTGTATTAGTCTACCATAATCTTCATGTAGTTCGCAACCAATATAGTGTCTATTTAATGATTTAGACACAACTGCTGTTGTTCCTGATCCCATGAATGGATCTAGAACTATGTCTCCCTCTTCACTTCCTGCCTTGATACAAGGTTCAATTAGATCAGGTGGATACACAGCAAAGTGTGCTCCCTTATATGGTTTGTTTGTTACAGTCCAAACATCTCGCTTATTTTTCCTGTCATAAGACTTGGATAACCCACTATGAGGAACCAACCCAGTGCCAGGATTATGGTACTTGCCTTTAGTGCGGTCTCTTGTACCCCAGTCTTGCTTGACGGGTTCTTTAATTGCTTCATTGTTATAATAGTATTTACGATTTTTAGAAAGTAGAAAAATATATTCGTGTGATTTAGTACACCTATCCTTTACCGACTCAGGCATAGGATTAGGTTTATGCCAGATAATATCCTGACGTAGATACCATCCATCTGCACGCAATGCAAATGCTAACATCCACGGTATACCTATCAGATCTTTCTCCTTAAGACCTTCTAATTTGTTACCTCTCTTGGCACACTTGTCAGGTAGATCTTGTTTTGTTTTACTTACAGTTTGTTTTGGTAATGCTTGTCCTTTACCAGGTCTATAGTTGTAATAACTATCAC